GCGGATAAGTGGCTGGGTCGATTCCCAGATTATTTCCCTGAGTCCACCCTCTCTCGCGCAATACTCAGCGGGTCTCTTTTCTGGGCAGACATTCCCAGGAAAGAAACGATCACTCTCGATAAATGGATGCCTTCTTATCCTGATCGCATCTTTGTGAAGCCGACGCTCTCAAGATCGATCTCAGCGGGTTCCCTTTTCTACATACGATATTTGCTGATCGAACCGCTTACGACCTATGCCGAAACCTTCAGGGCAATCGCCAAAGATTTATCGTTTATGGCCTGCGGCAGGAACTTGACCTTCAGGGCGTATCAGAAAATTTTGACCTTTATTGCGAAAAAAAGGAATTGATTATGGCAATTGCCAGTTTTGATAGAGCCTTTGAAAAGCAACCGAGCGAGCAACTTACGATCCGCGCGGAGTTTGCGACCATCCTCTCGAATCTCGTGATCTCCGGCTACGTCCTCTCTGCGGTTGAGGTGAAGGTCTTTGATACGACCGGGACGGACGTTACCACGAGCATGGTCGAAGGGACACCAACGATCGATGCCGTGAACAATTATGTTTTTGTGACTCTTAAAAATGGGACGGATGGCAAAGATTATTTCGCCCGTTTTAAAACGACCTGGACCAAGGGAGGGCAGCCCGATCAGATCGACGAGAAGGATCTCCTGATCCAGGTCAAACAGATGGGATTTTAAAAGTTACTTGAGTTACTTGGGTTCATTGGGTTTATTGGGTTTATTGAGTTTATCGGGTTAACCCAAAGAACACAAAGAACTCAAATAACTCAAATAACAGCGAGGGAAGCGAGCGATGTATACCATCACTGAAATTGAGGATGCGATCATTGAGACTCTGAAAGCCTCCGCAATGGGGTCTTATTGCAAAAAGATTGACTCCTACCAGATCGAAGGAGGCGACCTCGAAGACCAGATCCGGATCTTCGCCATGCAGCTTCCCTGTGCCCTGGTGATCTACTCGAGCGGCGATTTTGTCCATCACCCGAACAAGCAGCAGGACAAAGAGATGATCTTCTCCATTCTGGTCTGCGCCCAATCCATGAGGGGAGGCGGGGAATCCCGTAGAGGCACGGTCGGCACTTATAAAATGCTTGATGACTTAAGATCAACACTTACAGGCCAGAGGGTCGGTCTCACTATCGATCCCCTGATGCCCGTCAATGAAAAGGCAGAGGTCAATACAAAAATGTTTAGCGCTTATAGTATGGATTTTCGAACCAAATGTCGATTTAGCTTTTAAATCTTTTTCGCTATGCGCTATGCGCTATGCGAGAATCTGGAGGTGTTAAATGCAAGCACAAGGATCAGAAGCAAGATTGGTAATCGCCGAGGAGCTCGTATTTAAGAGCCCCCCTGAATTGGTCGTTGAAAACTGCGAAGACGCATGGGACGAAACCACTTATACCGGAGTAACGTCCACGCTGGACAACGCCGATTTCAAGGTAGGCGCAGGCTCCGCCAAGCTGACGATGGCAGCCGGGGCGGGTATTGGGGTATTGGGGAGCGAAGTGATCTCGATAGCGAGTCTGGCGAATTATACGCATATAGGGCTCTGGCTAAAATCTTCAATTGCCCTGAACGCCAACGATATCCAGCTTCTCCTCGATAATTCGGCCCAGTGTGCAACCCCGCTTGAAACTCTTAACATCCCCGCATTGGCGGCCGGCGTGTGGACATGGGTAAAGCTCACCCTGGCCAATCCGGCAACAGACCTTGTCCTCATCTCCGTAGGCATCAAGCAGACGGTGGACAAAGACGTTTTTATTCTCAATATCGACGACGTTCGCGCCATCAAAGATGGCATGTACCTGCCATTCCTCACCGAGAGTTTGAGGTTGAGTCGAAGCTTCACCCAGTCCAACGTGATCCGCTCGAGTCGGAACCCCAACAGGCCCGCCCGAGGAAATCAGGAAGTCGCGGGCGATATCTCCACAGAGCTCGATCCCTGGGTGGGCCGTCTCTTCAAACATCTCCTCGGAAGCTATGCCCGGACGGGCGCAAACCCCTATACGCACACCTTCAAGATCGGCTCTCTCCCGACGGGCCTTCAGATCGAGAAGCAATTTACGGATATCACTCAATACATCCGCTATAACGGATGCAGGATCAATTCCCATAAGGCGACGATTAAGGCCGAGGGGCCCCTCGAAGGAAGTTTCAATTTTATGGGGGCAAAAGAGACCGTCGCCACGCTGCCTCATGATGGAGCGCCAACGGACTTCGGCCACAGTCCCTTCGACGGATTCGAGGCCGTGATCAATCGAGGAGGATCCCCACTCGGGGTCGCCACCGAGGCAAGCTTCGATGTTACAAACAATCTCGATGGCTCGATCTTTGTCATCGGAGGGGCAGGCGAAAGATATTCGATACCCGCAGGTAAGGTCAAAGTGAGCGGCAAACTCACGGCCCTCTTCGAAGATATGGTGCTCTACAATCTGGCCGTGGCCAACACCGAGACCACGCTTCAGATCGTCCTGACCAAAGGCACGGGAGCCGGTACCGCAGGCAATGAAAAATTGACCTATAACTTCGACGAGGTCGTCTTTAGGCCGCAGGCCCCGGTCATTGCCGGTGATAAAGGCATCATGGTAGAGCTCGAATTCGAAGCCTACTACGACAACGACGCCGACGCCAGCGCCCTCTGGATCGAGCTGATGAACGCACAGGCGCTTCTTTAGGCCGTAAGGCCTAAAGAGTTTCTTTAGTTTCTCTTGTTTCTCTTGTTTCTCTGGTTAACCAAAGAAACCAAAGAAACTAAAGAAACTAAAGAAACTAAAGAAACACTTCGCGACTGAAAGGAGCGATATGGGAAGGATACTCGGTAATAATATCCGCAATGTCTTCAGTGTTCTCGATCCAGTCTCGGGACGTGAGATCGATCTCTATTACCGGATGCCCACGGGGTCAGAGCGGATCGCCTACGAGTCGGCAAAATTCGGCATCGATCAAAAAGGCGCTCTCGTCAGCCACGCAACCGAAGCGCGCCAGGAATATGGACTGCTGATCATCGAGGGCTTTAAAAAAGGCGGATTTCAGCTTCCGCTGGAGGATGGTTCCCTCCAAGACATTTCATCCGATCCGACAGATCCCGATTATATCGCCGACTGGAAAGATAAGATCAAGGAATTTGCGATCGATCTCGTCGAAGTCCTGGCCCACAGGATATTTGACGGACCTCCGGTCATCATGAATCAGGAAGATCAAAGAAAAAACTGATTGACGACATTAGGGCAATCCTCGGCCTTAATGTCTGCGACCAGGGGAGCAAAGCGGAGTGCTGGAAATCATACAAAGGGAAACTTTCAGAGTTCAAAGACTTCTGTGCGCGATGCGAAAAAAAGAAGGGCCGGAAGCTGAGCGACTGGACTTTTCATCTTCTCGATCTCAGAAGGCTCGCGCTTGCAGGCTATCCTTTTGAAAAAGACGATCTCTCTTACGAGGAATGGATGGATCTCGGCATTATGAGCGAGCTGCTGACACGAAAATAATGACGCGGTGAAAACTTCTTAAACGCTATGCGCTATGCTCTATGCGCTATGCGGGGATTTGAGCATGGAAAACAAAGTTCAAATCACGCTTGAGGCAGTCAATAAAACCAAAGAGGCGCTGGATCAAGCGCAATCAGGCGTTCAAGGCCTGGTCTCGGGTTTGAAAGCGAATTGGCTGCAGATCACCGCCGCCGGCGCGGCCATTTATGGCGCTATAAAAACCTTTGATGCTTATATAAGCGCCGCTGCCGAGGCTGAGCAGATTGAGTCCCGCATGGCCTTTCAACTCGAACAGGTCGGGTATAAATTTAAAGAAATCAAACCTTACGTCGATGAGTTTGCAGACTCCATTCTGAAGACGACCCGGTTCTCCGACGAGATGGCCCGCCAGGGGCTCGGCCAGATGATGCAATATACGGTCGATGTCGAACAGGCCATGCAGGGCCTCCGTCTTGCGATGGATATGTCAACACAATCGGGCCAGGACCTTGGTTCGACCACGCGGCTTGTGGGCATGGCCATGAATGGAAACGCCGAAATATTGGGTCGGTGGATCCCCGAGCTCCGAGATCTCGATTCGAAATTGGGGGCCAGCGCCACCAACTCCGAAAAAGCCGCCTATGCCATCAAAGTCCTTAATGAAAAATTCGGAGGCGCCGCCCAGGCAGATTTAAAAACGTATGCCGGTCAAGTGGCCAATCTCAAAAATGAATATGATGAATTAAAGGAATCTTCCGGTAGGGCCTTAATGCCCGTTGCCAAGTTCTTCGTAGAGGCAGGCAAGAATCTATTGGAGTTTTACAGTCTCTTAAAGGAGGGGCCGAAAATCCCCTCCTATGCCGAACTCGCCGCCCAGGAAGACGCCAAGCGAAAAGCCAATGAGCAATCCAAAATTGCAGTGGCCGCCAAGGCCTATGCCGACGATCTCGCTCTATGGAAAGGCAAACAGGAAGAGCGTCAGACCATGAATTTTCAATTTGCCATACAAGAATGGACGATCAAAAAAAACATGATGGCCGTCATCGACGGGCAGGAATTTATGGCCCTCGAAAAGGCGAAAAAGATCGGCGCGGATCTCAACACCATCAGGACCGTATTTCACAAGATTCGCCTTGAACAGATCAAGAAAGAAAAAGAAGAAGAATTTAACGCGATGTCGTCATTGGCCACCCTGTGGCAAAACTATTACAGCGGCCGCATCTCAAAAGAAAACGAGATCATTAACCTGATCAAAGGCCAGGGCGTTGAGACCACGGTCGGGGCGCGGTTCGAATTCGCAGGCGTCGAAGAGGAGTTCAGAAAAATCTCCGAGAAGGCCGCCATGTTCACGTCAGAGGAATTCGAAAAGATCAAGGCCGCTTATGTCGAAAAATTAAAAGGAATTCTTCCCCTCATGGCGGGCGACTGGGAAGAGATCTCCGTTCCCACGGGGAAAACGCAGGCCCGAGGTTTTGGATTTGCAACGGAATACGGCACCGATTATCGCTGGAGAGAGACCGCCATGACCGAAGAACAGCGCAGGATCGAGGCCATGCGCGAGGAATCCATTCGCCGAACCGAGACTATGGGCAAGGGCGCCGAAACCGGAAGGCCTTCAGAGATTCTGAACGCCTTCGATCAGACAAGAACCAAGGCCCTGGAACTGGAGCAGACGCTTCTGAGAATCAGCGAACAGAAGCTTCAGATCGATTCGTCAAAACTAATCGATCTGATAGGAAGGATCGACGAGACCAAAGGGAAGCTGATCGATCTCATCAGCGGCGATTATAAGCTCACGGTGGGCATCGAGATCGCGGGAGAGGAATTGATCCGGAACATAGAAAATAAATTGGGCAATCGCTGGAAGAACGGGCGCTCCGGACTCAAAGGCACAATTGAAGGAGAGTAGGGGACACTTCCCTATTTTTCTCATTCATGGAATTTTTCATAAATTAAAAACTGGAAAGTGTCCCCAATGAGGTAAAACATGGACCCTGTAAAAAACTTTGCTAAAGTTACGGTTTCAACCGGTTATAACGAATCGGCGGTCACTATTGTTCTAACCACGGGCCACGGGGCGAAGTTTCCCGATCCGGCGACCGAGGGAGCCTTCAACCTGGTTTGGTTCAATGGGACCGACTATGCCGATCCCTCCGACGATCCGAATGTTGAAATCGTAAGATGCACCGCCCGATCAACAGATACCCTCACCGTGACCCGCGGCCAGGAAGGAATCGCCTCCCAGACCCACAACACGGGCGGCAAAGTCTATAAGATGATGGTCTCGCTGACAAAGGCGGGCTTTGATAGTGCATTGGCAGATTATGCAAAATTGGCGGGGCGTGCCGGTGGCCAAACCCTCAGCGGAGGAACAGCGGCCAGCGAAAACCTTGCTCTTCAATCTACGACCCACACAACTAAAGGGAAAATTAGATCCACCGATAAAATCTTCTTCGATTCAACAGGGGGATTTTATGATTTTGGGGCGCAAGTAAATTTACATTCCGAAAGGATAGACGTTTCAGCAAGCCATAAGCCTGCCGTCTATATTCAGGTAACGGGCAAAGGGGATGTCACACAAATAAACGATTATAAGATTGGACTTAAAGTTGGAGCAGTAGATAAATCCGACGTGGCGCCATCCACGAGGGGAAGTCTTTTAGGGTTGCACGCTTTTGTTATTCCTCTCATTGCGAGAACGACTCCAAATTATGACGATGCGGTACCATTAAGTATCGCCAACGAAGGAACAGCTAAAGCCACCGAAGGTATTTATATTGATCATAACGCTGGAGTTTCTGGAGGCAAAGATTTCGCCATTGGTATCAATATAGCTTGCAACGCTGACTATGGGCTTACAGTGCAGGGTGTGGTGGTTTGTGCTATGCGGATTCCCAATAATATACCGATCGCTGCAAGAAACTATGCTGGGGGTGCAGATTATGCCATTTTAACCTTAGATGTAAACGATCAAATAGTTATTGGCCAATCCGGTATTGGTGTTTATATGTATCAAAACCTTTCAATGGGTGGAAATTTATATATTGGCGGGGCTAAGGTGGTTGGTGCAAGGGTAACGGGGTGGACTGCCGCCTCAGGAACCAAATCCAAGGCTACCTTCGTAACGGATAGTGTCACCCTGCCAAACTTGGCGGCAAGGGTTGGGCAAGTCATTGATGATTTGATAGCGCATGGATTAATAGGAGCATAGAACCCGCATGAAAAAAATAACTCTCCTCAAAAAGAAGATTCCAACCCCTCTCTGCCCATATTGTCTGCAAGGCCTGGGGGACAAAGAGATTGAAATAAAAAGCATCGGGATGATCAGGATAGCCGTAGAGGCCAGCCCCGAAAATCGAAAAGGACTTTCAAACATCGGTAAGGCCCTAAAAATTCTCAATAAAATAGAGGAAGCGGAAAAGACGGAGGCGGAATACCTCGAAACCGAGGATGCCGATTTTGGGATAATCTATAGAAGCATTGACCAAACAGAATGGCTTCCTTTTTCCCTGAAATTCACTGAATTTTTTATAGAGATAGATAGAGTGAACAAAGCGGAATAAAACATGACCTATGGCGCTCTTCCTTATGGCAGCGTTCCTTTTGGCGGGATTGCCTCTTTTCTTACGATCGAGACGCTTCCGGACCGGAAAATCAAGCTCTACTACAAAAATATCCTCGAAGGTTCAACCGTAACCGTCACCACCGAAAATACATCCTATCCAAAATATCGGCTTTACGATCGGGATATCGGTTTGCTTTTTAAGGGCAATTCCACACCTTCGCAATTTCAGATCAACATCGATCAGGGCGTTTATGCAATCAATCCCGGCGTCGACAAGATCATCATCCCATCGGGTCATAACTTCTCTGGCAAAACCGTGAGGCTTTATCATTCGCTCGATGGCGTTACTTATGAGCAGCTTCTTGCCTGGGTCATGCCCTCGGATCGATATGAAAAAGATCTTCCATACACTGAAAAACGGTACTGGAGATTCGGGATCGATAATCCTTCAAGCGCGCCCGAGCTTTCAGAGCTCTGGCTGGGCAAGGGCTATGCCTTTCAGATCAATCCTATAATCGGGGCAGACGAGAGATGGCGGCGCAATGTCTTCAGCGAAGAGCTCGAATCCGGCGTGGACACAGAGGTCAAGCGCGGCGAGAGAAAAAGGGTCAGAATATTTGATTTGAGAGATGTGAGACAAGACCAGAAAATCGACTTTGAGGCATGGGATGCGCTCTGCGAGGGCATCAAACCGTTCTGGGTTCAGGACCATAACGGGGCGATGATTTACATGAAAATGATAAATGATCTGGAGTTCAGATACGATGGCGAAGATCCCGATCCGTACTATTCTAACCATCTGGAGCTAAGAGAAGTCCTTGGCGTAACTACATAGGGTTCCTTGGGTTTGTTGGGTTATTTGGGTTACTTGTGTTAATTCAATAACTCAATAAACCCAATGAACCCAAGTAACTCAAGTAACTTATTTTATGGCAAAAACCCTTGATTCCAACCAGTCTCAGAAAATCGATAGGCCGGATGTCTATCCGATCTACCTTGTCCACATCTTTTTGACCGGCGAGACCCTTTACTTAAGCGACCGCAACATCAAATACAATGGTCACGATTATGAATCCTATCTCCACAACCTTCCGGAACTTGCGTCGCAGATCGAGCGCTTCGGCGGATATCTCAACTTCAACGGCCAGCTTAAATTCAAAAATAGCCGGTTCAGGGCATATGATTACCTCTCCCAATTTTTCGATGCCAATCCCATCACCCGGCGCGAGATGGAGCTCTATGTCCTTTATCATAAAACCGGAGAGACTTACGGGAGCGATGTCTCGACGAAACTAATGCGGGCCGCCTTCGGCCAGCTGATCGAAGAAAAAAAAATAAGCTTCTCCTATGAGCTTTTCTCTATCCTCCACACCCTCGATTCCAAGAAACTCTTCACACAGATCAACCGCGCCAACTGGCCCAACGCTGATCCGAAGGCCATCGGCCAGTATGAAAATCGATTAATAGGAGCGGTTCGGGGGATCCCCTGCCCCTGCGTGGATACCGGCGCAACCTCGACGCTCTATACAAATCTCACCGATATTGCCACAGAAATCTATTTGAGCGATGTCGAATTTCCGCTATCCTTTCCATTCCCTGGAACAATCCAGATCAATGAAGAAAAAATGACCTATACTGGGAAAGACTCCATCAACAAAAAACTGACAGGATTAACAAGGGGCGTCAGCTCGACCCTTGTTGCAAACCATAAGGCGGGAGATGTCGTCTGGGTGATCCAGAACTCATACAAATACCTTGCCGATATAGGACAGATGAAATCGATTTCGGATGTCTACATCTCTCAAACACGCATAAACCCATCATACTATACGATCAATCTCAACGATAACGGAAAATCAACGATCGCCATGACGAAAAAGGCCCTGAATAAACATGGGCACGGTCAAAAATCGACCTATGAAATGCATCCGGTTTCAGCCAGTCATCAAGATATTGTTGGAACGATCACCTGGCAGGGATATGATGTATCGATGTACGATTTAAATGATTCAACGTGGCAAAGATTCGCTTACTCGGGAGTAATTCCAGAACAAAAGTGCGGGGATTTTATACTCAATTTTCCTTCTTATAATGGCGATGCACCAGATGCGGTCTATGTGGTAGCTGTCGTCAAATGCAACTTCACGGGTTCTTTCGGCGAGTATTTTAGGCTTCAAACACCGGAACAAATCGACATCGGAGACACAAACACCCAGATAACCGTGAGATTGAAATTATCGACTACCACCGTTCCAACGCAGGTAAAAATCAGGGGCAATACAAATCACGCTGCATCTGGTGGGTTTGCCGAATTTGATGTAGCCGAAGTTTGGCTTGAAGTGGAACGATGGGCCAGCAATCCTTCGGGATCTGCCGACGAAGTCCTGGCTCCTCTCGTAACCATAGACGGAGAAGGCTATGCAGACGATGGCTCCGGAACCTATACCGGAGTCGCCAATGCCCTGATCGAGAACCCATCAGATGTGAGAAAATATCTCTTGATTGCCTTACTGGGCCGCACGTCTGCGGACATCGGATCATCTTTTGCGGACATGAGAACGATCTATAACGGGAGGATTGCTCCCTATAAATTGGCAATGAATCTGCCCAAGGTTGGCCTGACCGCATCGGAAATATTTAAACGCCTCGACGAGCAGACGCGCTCACAGATGCGTGAAGACGGCGGAAAATTCGAGCTCAGCTTTCATCCCGGCCCGAATGGAGCCTATGGGAGTGATTTCTTGCCATCGGACGGCACCGGAATTACGGCAAGTGGTTACTACAGCGCATATTATCCTTCAAATTCTTGCGACAACTCGAATTCAACATATTGGCATGGGCGAGTGGCAACATTTCCAGAATGGGTCCAGCATGATGCCGGGGTAGGGATTACACATATCGCACGCAAACTGACCATCAAAACCGATCTACTTGACGGTCACGCCCGTGCAAAGGACTTTTCCCTCTCCGGGTCAAACAATGGAACGACGTGGACGGTCCTTTGCATCGGCCAGCAAGCTGATAACAACAATGTCCAATCATATGCCTTCACCAATTTTACGCCATACCGATATTATCGGTTGGTGGTTATAAATAGTTGGGCCGATGTGGCTAATGCCATAACTGTGGTGGAATGGGAATTAATAGAGGTAACTTGGTCGGCGCCCTCAGACCCAACACCCGTGATGACGATCGATAAAACCATCTTCATTGGTGAGCCGGTCTTCAAAATGACGCCATCTGTAGAGATCAAAAATCTACTCCGGGCCTCCTTCGATCTCGATTATGGGAATAACGGCGATAGAAAAAAATTTGGAGACTACTTCGGCCAGATCGAGATCCTTGATTCTACATCGATCACAAAATACGGGGAGTTGCCAGAGGAATTCACCTTTCCGGCTGTCAGCGATGTAATAATGGTCGATGATGTTCTGCGGTGGAAACTCACACAGAAAAAAGATGTTTTATGGGAAGTGGATCTCGTTTGCAAATGGTTTGTCAGGAAACTCGAGCGGGAAGATTACTTTCTGCTAAGGCACGAGCTTCATGACAACACCCTGTGGCGCGTCTTAGAGATCGGAGAGGCCCCAGGCAAACAGCAATTCAGACTCCACGCCATCCAATACGTGGGTTCATAGTGGGAAAAAGCAGGTCGAAAACGACCTGTGAAATGTAGGCACAATCTTTTCACAAGCAGATTAGAAAGTTTTAATCTTCTGATCGACGCTTTTTTGTTCCCAAAAAAAACACGTCTGATAATAAAAATCCAAACCATTTGCAACAAAATCCAGAACTCGTTGTCAAACTATAATCGGGATATACCTTGGAACAGTTGCTCCCTCTGACAGTATCCTTGGAGCCGATATTGCCAATAGCAAACCTGTTTGGGCAATTG